CGACCGCCCCCGGAAGACACTCGACTACGCCACGCCGAACGAGGCCTTCAACAGCCTACTTGCAACATTGGCCAGCGGGGGCGAGACACTGGACGGCGGCGGTGTTCGCTACCGATTTTGAATCCGCCAAGCGATTATCGCTGCGCCTGACCTCGGAGCGAAGGAGCAAGCCATCCAACGAGCCCGCTCCGCGCTGAATACGCGGTCGCTTCGCATCGTTGAGTGACGCCCGGTCTAACCTCGCGGTCCGCTGGTTTATGCGTACTCCGTCCCGGCCTGCTGATTCCGCAGCACCGCCGTCATCATCCGCGTCGCCGTCGCGTTGAACGCGGCGCGGAAATCGAAGCTCGCCTCGACGCCGGCCGGCCCCTCGATTGGCGTCTTCGCGAGGGCCAGATAGACCTCGTGCAGCGTGATGGTCAGGCTGCGGTTTGCGTCGATGGTGAAGGCCAGCGCGAATTCCGCCGAGGTGCCGGCCTGCGCCTGGGCGAGTAGTGTCGTGTTCTCGAAGCGCACTGTGATCTGGCCGGTGCAGCGGGCGATGCCGGGATCCACGCCTTCGACGCGGCGATCGGCGCGGATGGTGCGCACCGCCTCCATGCCGTTGGCATAGGTGAGGCGCGCGCCTGTGACCTGCGCCAGCGCCGAACCGCTGCGCGTGATGGACCCTTGGGCCTTGTTGAAGGCGGTGTAAGCCGCGCTGGTCGGCGTGCCACCCGACGTGGCGCCGGTGCGCGCCGAGCCCTGGCCGAGCAGCCCGAAGGTCGCGGTCGCCGCGCCGGTCGGTGTGAAGTCCATTTCCAGCGTGTCAGCGCGCACGCCGGTGCAGACGTCGAAGGACGGCACGTCCGGATAGCCGATCTCCATGGCGTTGCTCGGCAGCGACGCTGCGCCCGAGCCGAAGGTATGGATGAAGTTGGTGGTGCCGGTGGTGGTGGGCGCACCCAGCAGCAGGCGCAGCCAGTGGCCAATGTTGATCAGGTCGACCGGCACCACGGCCTGCCCGGCGACCGTCACCGTGTCGAGGAAGGGCGCGGCGGGATCCCGGTTGCTGCCCACGCCGATGACGTCGGCATCGAGCAGCGGCTGCTCGGCGCCGAGATCGCAGGACAGGAAGGGCATGCGCCGCCAATTGCTGCCGGGTGCGGTGCCGTAGATGGTTTCGGGCAGCATGAGCAGGCGGCAATTCGCGCCGATGGCACGGGGCATGGGCTTTCTCCTTGAGGGGGATCAGGCCAGCGGCGAGCCGGCGACGGTGAACCAGAGGGTGACGGGGATGGCGGCAGCGCGGGCGGCGGCCGCACCTTCGAACTCGACGTCCTCGAAGGATGCGCTGCCGGGCTGCGCCCATTCGACGGCGCCACCGAGGGTCCGGTTGGCGCTGATGGCTGCGCCGACATCCACCAGCAGCGCATCGAGCAGGGTATTGCGCGCGGCGGGCGTGGTGCCGGCGACAGTGATCTCGACCTCGGCACGATGCTCGACCTGCCAGGCCAGCGGGGAGAGGATGGGCGTCTCCTCCACTGTCTCGCCCTCGCGGACGACCACCAGGCCCCCGGGCGGGATGCGCTGCGGGATGGTCTCGCCGCGCAGCACGACCGGCACCGGGTTCCTGGCGCCCAGCGACGTGACAAGCCGGCTGTGCAGCGCAGCGATGGCGGTTTCGCGCACGCTCATGACCACCCCAGCATGGATGCGAAGAAGCGCCCGGCGACCCAGGTGAGCGCCAAGCCGATAGGGACGGCGGCCCAGGACAGCACGACCAGGGCAAGCAGCAGGAGGAGGCGACCGCGCGCGCTCATGCAGCCCGCCCGCTCTCGCGTTCCCAGGCGGCGACAAACCTACCCGGCAGCCGGCGCAGCCCGCGCTCGGCCGCGCCGCGCACATCGAGGCGCTTGGCGAGCTTCACCTGGGGCAGGAGGAGGAACATCGGCACCATCCCCTGCTCCAGCAGCCCGCGCGCCCAGGCCTCACGGCCCTTGCGATTGGCGGTGCCGACCTCGGTCACGCCGCCCGCGACCAACCGGGTCCTGCGCCGCCGCCCGGTCTTCTCGCCCTGGCGCAGTGGCAGGCACCACACGAAGCCGCGGCCGGATTTGAACGGCCGCAGGAAGGCCTGGCCGGAGGCGACCATCTGCGCGGGCGTCACCCGCATGCCCTTCTCGCCGCGACCACGCCGTCCGCGCGCTGCATTGAAGCCGGTCGGGATGGCCAGGAACTTCCCGCCACCCTTGGCCCGGATCAGCGCGCCGCGCTCGAAGGCATCGATGACATTCGGCACCTTGGTGAACACCAGCCCGGCCGGCCGCAGCGACTGCCCGGATCGGGGGAAGATCATCGACCGCCAGGCATTGGCGATGCCGCGCGCGTTGCCCGAGAAGGCGGTGGTGACCTGCCGGCGCAGATCCCCCTTCACCTGGTCGGTCTCGGCGCGGATCGCGGTCATGGCCGCGCGCTCGCCGGCGCGCACCTCCTCGGCCAGCACCTTGCGTAGGTCGCCGACGATGCTGGCCCCGAACCGCATGGATCAGCGCCCGCCGAATTTGCGGCTGAGAATCCGCAGCAGCAGATCGTGTAGCGCGGCATAGCCCAACGTGCCGGCCAGCCACGCCACGGCGAAGAGCCACCAGCCATCGAGCTCGAAGGCATGCGCGATGAGCCAGGCGCCGGTGCCCAGGCTGCCGCCGGCCAGCGCGTGCAGCAGATAGGCGCGGGTCAGCAGCGGCCGGTCGGTGGAGGAGAAGCGCGCCATCGCCCCGAGCGCACCCAGGGCGCCAGCGAGCAGCGCCTCGCCCACGATGCCGCCGATGCGCTCGGGGTCGAACATGGCGGTTCTCCTATCGGCGGCAGAAGACGCGCCAGGCGATGCCAGCGGCGTCGCGCTCGGCGTGCTGGACGGTCAGGATGTCGGGACCGAAGGTGAAGGTGTCGTCCGCCGCGACGGCGGGCAGCGCGGCGATGGCGACGGTCAGGACATCGCTGGCCTGGATCACGCTGGTGCCGAAGGCGTCGCCGAGCCGGTCCGGCGCCGAGCGAACCGCGCGGAGCAGGACCGGCGCCCCAGTCCCGCCCGCGCGAAAGCTCGCATCCGCGCCGATGTTCGGATCCGCGGCCAGCGCGTCCATGGCCGCGGCGAAGGCGCTCATGCTGGTCGCCGCAGCCGCCAGGCGAGGACGCCCACCACCGCCGCCACGATGACCGCAATGGCGACGGCCGGCGCCAGCGTGCCAAGCGCCTGGATGGCCGGGGCCGCCTGCGCCACCGCCGTGGCGATGCCCGCCGCGCCCACCAGCACGGCGCCGCGCCCGGTGCCGGTGACGGCGGCGACCTCCCGCAGCGTCACTGGCGGCGCGGGCGGGACCCCGGCCAGGGTGAGTGCCCGATCGATGACGCCGGCCGTATAGGCCAGCCCCGCGCATTCATGGTGGATGATGGCCTCGACCAGCGGGCGGAGATGATCGTGCCGATGCAGGTCGATCGCATCATCCGGCCCGACGCCGATCCGCCGCGCCACCACTGCGACATAGGCCGCGGTGTCGTTCTCCACCTTGGGCGCCCACCGCTCGATGATCGCACGTGGCGTGCGCAGCTTGTGCCGGTCCTGATAGGTGACCAGCAGCGCGGCGAGCGCCCGGATGCCGAGTTCGTGGCTGGTGAAGCGGCAGAAGCGCCCGTCTGAGGGCGGATCGGCCAACCCCTGCCACTTGTTGGCCGGGACGTGCTCGATATTCCCCGGGTTGCGGTTGCGATAGCCCCGCGTGGCCTTGGGATCGAGGCTCATGCGCCGGACGCCGGAACGCGCAGCAGCACGGCGCGGACGGTGGTGTCCGCCGCGAGCGCCGCCACTGTCGCGAGCCCGACCTGGAAATTGCCGGTGGCGGTGGTGGTGAGGCGCCGGTTCGTGTTGTCCCAGAAGACCCGGGCGCCGGCGGTGATGGCCAGTGCCGGCTCCTTGGTGATGTCGAAGACGCCCTTGGTCTGGCATTCGATGACGGCGTTCTGCACGCCGTCGACGGCGGCGACACCGAAGAGCGCGCCGACCAGGACGCCCTGGCCGGAGGTGACGCCGCCCGCATAGGGGACGGCCAGCGCCAGGCTGTCGCCGGGCTGCACATAGTTGCGCATGGGGATGAGGTCTCCAGAAA